TTCAGAATTTATCTGGTCATCTGCTATAAGAGCACTTGTTATATTATCAGCTTTTATCTTAGCTGTAGTAATTGCTGCATCTTTTATATCAGATGTTACTACAGTTTGATTCTGTTCTTCTTGTGCAGCATATAATAACTGCTTATTGTTGTTGTTAAGATCGTTTGCCTTAACGGATGAGCCTGCTGTGTAGGTTGCTAATGCAGTATCTACATCTGTGTCTCTACGAATACGAATAGACGCTGGGCTGGCTGGTATATTACCAGAAGTGAATACTACGTTACCACCACCGGTTGTTGTGTAGCTAGTTATATTATAGTGATTGCCTGATGTTTTTGTTACACCGTCGACATCTACTTTAATATCTGCTTCTTTTATGGAAGGAAAGGAAAACGCCTTCGTAGCGTTTCCGTCTCCTGTATAGTCTACGAAGGTTGTTGCCATTTATTTATACATTGTAAGTAGTGTAGTTTGGAGTTGTTTCTGGAGTTGTCTTTCTTTCTCAAGCCTCTGCTCTTCTATTAGTCCTCGTACTATTTCTGTATTAGAAATCTTACGCCAAGCTTTTCTACGGGCTATATTAAATATTTTTTCTATTTCTCTATTGTGGTAGTAATCTCCAGCACTATAATCTCCACGTTGTCCTGATTTTATATCTTTATACATTTGCTCTAGTGAAGCAATTATTTTAGGATCTCTAGATAACTTTAAAAGTTGAAGTTCTAGATTTTCCATACCAAGAGCTTGTTGGAATAAAGATCTTACTTCAGCATTTTCAGTTAAGTTAGTACCGTCAGGAGCATAATATGTAGATAATCTCATATCATAACCACTATTAAATAAGAATTTTCTACCTTCACTTTGCTCTAAATTTAAAGATATAGGGCTCACAGCATTAAATGCACGTGTTAAGAAATCCCAATCTTTTATTGGAGTGTTAGGTTTTAGTATATCATATTTAATAGGTAATTCTCTTTCACCCGCAATTTGTTCAGTAAGTAGGTTTCTATTACGTATAGACTGTATAACTCCAGAGTTAATTTCACGCATGTATGGCGTAAATAATCTACCAAGTTCGTTACGTAGACCAGATAGTGGTACAGTATTGTTAACTAGTGAACCTACTATACGCTGTCCCTGACCGGGCTTAGCAGCAAATAAATCTACAAAAGATTGAATACCAGCTAAATAAGATTTACTTGTAACAGCTTGTGCAACTACAAGAGATATTTTACCTAATTGATTTTCTGTCCACTCTTCACCCATAAGCTCACTTGCGTCACCTACATCAGCAATTGTAGACATAATAAGGTTAAATGGTTCCATTGAATCATAACCTACACGTACACCACCTATATTAATTGTGCGTGGCTCCCATTTTCCATCTAGCCATACTTGTCTTGTTTGCCTATCTACTGGTCCATTACCATGAAGATCGCCTCTCATCCAAGCTTGTGTAGCCATAAATACTACAGCAGAACCCATTGCAAGTCTACCTGTCTGTAACGCCTTAGCATTAGCCAGTTCTTCTGGTGTAAATATACCATACTTTGATACATTACTTAGATCATTAGGATTAGCAAATGCTATGTCGTTAAATTCTTTAACTAAAAAATTTAGACCGGGTGTATGTTTACCTGTAAGATTTAATCCATTTACACCTGTTCTTGCAAACAAAAAGAATGGTTTAGCCATAGGTGTAGCTGTAAAGGTGTCGTTAAGACCTTTTGTAAAGCCTGTAAGTTCTTGAGTAAGAGTAACCTCTTTACGAGCAAATTGTGTAGCTTCATCAATTATATTACCTTGTGCATCAAAAACCTGTGAGTAAAAGTCATCTTCATACGCTCTCATTAACTCTGGTGTAATCTCAGGTAATTCAATACCATTGTTTTGCATATCAAGAACACGACGCATAGCTTTTTCACGCATCTTAGCTCTGCCTAAAATGTAAGCAAATGAATCGTCAGTTGCAGCCATAAGCTTTGTAGAGTATGTCAGCATGTTACTGTTGTTCATACTACGTGCCATGTTAGCTATAGCAAATGCAGCTCTTTCACCATCAGTAGCTCTACCACTGTCTTCTGCCCAACGTCTAAGTATTTCCCAGTTAGCATCACCTTTGCTATATTCAGAATAACGTGTTTTAATGTTACTTAAATCACCTTTCCAATATGAGTTTAGTCTAGATCTAAATAAATCAAACGATTCTGGTATAGCATCTATTAAAGCATTTGTAGCTGCAATACTTGAACGAACTGTAGCCGCATCTCCAGTAAACGGGAATCGTATAATAGCACCAAGTGCAGTTGCAAGAGGTCTTGAGAATGTTGCAGTTGATGTACCCATAATTGCTCGCATTGGAGTTTTAGGTCCAGATAGGATACCATGAGTCATAACTCCTTCAAGCTCTCTTATAAGAACACCAGTGCGGTTTACACCACCTTCTGTAAGTGGTCCACCTTTTAATATTGTTCTAGCCCATCTGTCAAAGTCTTCTAAAGTGTTTAAATCTTTCATCATAGAGAACGCTTCAAATAATGCGTTCATTAAATCATCACTAGGATCTTCTTTAGCGATTTTGAGCATGGTCATAATTGACTCTTTCATGTCAACCATTTCTGCTGCAACTGCATCTTCTACAGCTTTCTTAGATCCTTTACCAGCACTTAAAGCTCTAAATGAATCAGATTTTACAAACCTAGCTTTTTTAGTTTGATATAATGCAGTTAACATTGTATCAACAATTTGTTTAGCCGGTCCATCTATGTCTCCTAAGTCAACTAAGTCTGCTATTTCACGACCCGCAATACCTGTATCACGTAATTGTCTAAGTAAAGTACCAGACACTAAGTCAGCAATAACTACATTCTTAGATGTCCAAACTTCTATACCATCAATAATATCAGGCTGAGATTCTACTAATTCTTTTAGATACTCGTTGGCAGACATATCAGCAGCATTTCTACCTTGTGTGATACGTTGATGTGCTTCTACTGATTCTTTAAATGTCTGTGCAAGTTTTACTCTGTCACCTTTTGCAGCGTCTAACTGTTTAGCAAACTTATCACTACTAACAAGTCCTTTATATATACGTTCTACTTGAGCTGCATCTGTAGCAGCTTCTTGTGCTATACGCTCACGTTCTAATGGTGTAGTCACTGAACCTGTTGAACCTTCTTCAGCTCCCCATTCATTACGTGTGCGAGATAGTTGTGTACGAGCTACGTCTGGGTCAACTTCTGTTATATGTGCACCTTGCTGTGGTTGAGATATAGGAGCATTTTTATCTGCTCTAAATTGTGCTTCACCTCTTCTTAGCTGTGCTAAACCATTTTGTACAGTTTGATCTTTTAAACTTTTATTTCGAGCTCTAATAGCTTCTATAGCTGGATCAGCACCTTTTTTAAGGGTGTATAATAAACCGTCAAAAAATAGACCTATACCCATACCTTCTACGATGTTTTTTATCTTCATCATAACAGGGTGGTCAGTATCTTTAGTAGCTAAAGGTGTATCAAACCAACCGTATCTGTCACGTAATGCACCCATAGCATTTTGACCATCTGATTCTTTAGATACAAGATCAGTAACAGCTCCTAAAGCAGCACCTCTTACATAACTAGCTTTAGTTAGAGCTATTAAGCCTGCGGGTATAGTAACAATACCTGTAGCTGCGACTCCTTTTGCTGCTAAAATTGCAGCGGCAGACATAGAGCCAAAATGAACTAAGGCTCTAAGCTGTTTACCCCACCATGTTTTTGTTTCGATAGGATTATCATATGCTCCAAAAGGAGACCAGTTAGGTTTATATTCACCAAACTCCTCCTTTTCTTTTTGCATTTGTCCAGACAAAGCATCAACTGTACGCTCTGGAAATGTAGCGATAGATGATGCTGTATCTTGTAATCCGCCAGACAAGATGGATTGACCTTCTTTTATAAGACCTTGTAATCCTCCGATACCTTCTTCTACGTTTCTAGGATCTTCTTGACGTGCTGCGTCCGCTTCTGCTTGTTTACGTTCTGCTAATTCTTCATTAGCTTCCTCTATTAGCTGTAAGCGATAAGCATCACTCGACGATTGATTTGTTGTTTCGTCTTCCTCTAAATTATTAAATTGGTTTGAGTCCATCTATTTGTTCTCCTTCTTAAAGTCAAAGTTCTTGAAATAATCAAAGTCATCAGTATAATTAAATTCATTGCCAAATAGTAGATTTCCTTTTCCACGTGATAGATCTCCCATAGGTCCAAAGTCAAGATTAACTGCTTTGTTATTATAGAAGTTTCTTGTACCCTGTAATACTCGTCTAATCTCTTCTGAAACTGGTAATCCTTGTTCAATTCTCTTTTGGAAGAATTGCCTAATAGGTATTAATTCAGCATCTTTTTCTTTTCCGTCTCCCGGTTGTGCTGTACCTATCTTATAGATTAGTCTTTGTTCATTGTCTTTTAACTGTACTAGCCTTTGTTTTTCACTAAGATCTTCTGTTAAGAAAGTTTCAAAGAACTCTTTGGACTGAGGAGATGTTGGACTGAATAATCTTTTCTTTTCTACTTCAGTTAATATAGCATCACTTACATCTTTTTGCAAAGTATGAAACTGATTTAAAGGCATATCTCTAAGATTTGGAAAGAAGATTAATACTTGTGCTTGGATTTCTTCGTCAAGCCCTGCTAAATATCTCCAATCAAGAGCTTCTGTCTGTGCACCCATGATAGAATTACCATCGTTTGCCTGTAGATACATTAAACCTAAAGCTGCAAAGTCTTGAGTATTTTCATCAAAAGTTGCATTAGGATCTAAAATACCAGAGTCTACTAATCTAATCATATCTTTTGCAGATACTCCATATATACCAAAATTAGTACCATTGCCTGATTTAGCCAGATCATAAGCTCTTTGTACAGTAATATTCTGTGGACCGAGGCCGAAGAAAGCTCCAATCTTTGATCCAAATTCTCTTCCATCAAAAGAGTCAACAGCTTTATCTTTCACTCTTAATGCCAGTAATGCGTTCTTAGTTTTTTCACTGTTAAGTCCTTCTTTGGTAAACAATAAGGCATTTTTACTAGCCATAGGTTTTATAAATATGTACTTTAACTCCTCCTCATCTAAGTTAAATATATCTTCTGGATTTTTGTCTGACACAAACTTCATAGTCTTTGGATCATATACGTCCATGGCTGTAATTCTTTGCATGACGTATTGATGAGGTGTCAAGCCAGCAGCAGCTGCTAACTTTTGAATATAAGTTGGAAGGTTTGATGGAAGATAACCTTTTTGTAGATAGTCTTCAATATACCTATCTATATATCGCTTTTCATATATGGAATTAACTTCCTTATTATCCAGCCATTCATCTCTCTTACCCAACATAGAGTTAATTTCTTTATCTAGATCTTCTTGTAAAAGTGGTCTTAGTTTATCTACTTTATTTACATAGCCGTTACTTACTAACTTTTCAAGTACCTTTGGATAATTTGCATCAACAAGATCAATTATATTTGCGTCAGGATTTAGATTTTTTGCTTCTAAAACTATTTTCTGAAGATCAGCTTTAGCTTTATCAATTTGTGAATTAATTGTAAGTGGCAGCTCCCTATTTTGTGTTTTACTTCTGTAGGCAGCTTCCCAGTCTTGTTGATTTATAGACCTAATTGCTGAGTTAGCATCAGTATATGACCACCTGTCTTCAATAGTCTCATCGCCTTGAAGAAATCCCGGAATTGGAAGATTTGTAGATAAACCACGTCTTCTTAATTCATTATTAAATTCTGTAATAAAGTGTAATTGTTGACCGGGTGTGAGTCGATCTTGATTATTTTCTGCTAAAAACTCTTGAACTTTTGCTGACATAATTTTCTTTACGTTAGAATAAACTTCTGAATTAGTATCAGCTATATCAGACTTATACTTCATAAAAAACCTTTCGGCTGCTACAACACCATTAACTTTAGTATTCAATAATCCCTTAACGACTTTTCCGTTTTGACTATCATCTATGATTTCTGCCTCGTTTAAAAAGTATTCCAGATCTCCCATCTTAATTATATTCTTAAGAGTTACATCACTTTCTAACAAGTTCATCATAAAAGTAAGAGCCTCTCCTTTATTCGTTACATTAGCATTTCTTAGTATAATTCCTTCCAATAAACTGTTAAAGTCACCAGTATTTTTTATTGATGTTTCTTCTACACCTTGCTCGTTTACTTCTGTTACTTTACTTCTTTGTGTAAATACCCTAATTATCTCAGACGTGTTTTCTTCTTTTATATTTTGTTGAACAATTTGAGGTCGGATAGCCTTCCACGAATTTAATTGATTAGTATTCTCTTTAAAAAGAGACGGTAGAACCTTTGTATTAATATAGTTCTGGACTTGACGAGAGTTTATATCAAAACCAGCTAAGTTAAATTCATAGTATATATCAGTCAGAATATCTCTGATGGCGTTATCGCCAATTAGTTCAGCATCTGCAAAAGTAGGTGCATTTAGTAAATAATTTTTTTCAGTTACAGAAGTAAATGTAGAAGTAATAAGTCTATCAAATTTTTGTGTCGCATCTTTAAATTTAATTTCCTGTCCTGTAGGAAGAACATTTTGATTTAATAAATCTAAAGCTATTTTTTGTTCTGCTGGAGTACCGTCCCGAACTATTTGTTTTAACTCATTTATTCTTTCTGCTTTTGTTAACTTTGATAGATCAGTAAATTTATTGTTAAGTCTGTCTAGTTCTTCCTGATTTATACCTTTGTATCTTTTAATTGTTTCTCTTGACTCCTTATCGGCTTCACGCTTTTGAAAAAGATCAGCAGCACTAGCAGAAAACGATTCTATACCAGCAATATTATCCCAAAGATTATTATGCCTTAAAGTTTCTATTTCAGTAACTGAGGCAAACAAATTTCTAAGCTCTTCTTTATACTCTTCATTGCGTTCTTCTACACTTTCTGTAAGATCAGGTGCAGTGTTAGCGTAGTTACTAATCGGTAACTTAGGAATTTGATCCCTAGGTGTACCGATTACGGTTCCGAATGATGATGTCATACGACCTCCATGTTAACGTCAATTTGACTATAATCTACAGTTAAATAGTTATCTTGTATACCGACAGCCATAGGGTTCTTTTTAACAACATCTTGAGCCATAGCTCCACGGTAGCGTGTACTGTCACCTTTATAGCTAAACTCGTATATCTTATAACCTTTAGGTGACATACCAACTTCTTTAATGTTATCTTTTAATCTACTGTCAGACTGTAGCCACTTAATACCTGATAATGGTCCTGTTCCACCGGCACCACCCCAAGCTCCTAAACCATACATACTTGATGCTATACCTAGAGCTGTTGTACCAATCTTTAATGCACCACCAAGTCTATTAGTTGGAGGCATCATGACAGGTGCACCATACTGTGGAACTAAGCCTAATGCTTCTCTTGCTTGAGCATCAGCCATTGCGAACTTACGTCTAGCTCCTTCTTGTACATATCCCATATTTCTTCCAAGTAGTGTATCTATAACACTCTCAACTTCATTCGTTTTCTGTAGTAAGGTAAGGTATTTATTGCGTCCGAATTTTGTAGAACGTCCTCCTTCATTTACTTTTTGAGATGATAGGAAAGCTTTTGTAGCATCTTCTATTGCAGCTCTACCTTTACCTATTGTAGATACTACTTGAGCATAGGCGTCACTAACATCTTTAGTATATCCTATAACATTGGTGGTTTGTGCTATTTTTAAGGTATTTTCTTTACCATGAAACTCTGTTTTAGCAGCACCAAAAGCTTGATCCTTTCTTTGTTTTTCTTGTCTTGCGGCTTCTCTTGCATCCGCATTAAGATCCATGCACACGGCAAAATTCAATAAATGTTACATTGTTTGGCCCGTGGTTTAACTTACGTAAAAACTTAAAGCCTAGAAACCTTAGCAATTTTAAATGCACAGTGTTTCTCATATCAACTATATTCCAAAGGAGAGGCTCAGGACGGTTATCGACATACCGTTTGGCTTCTCTTGCGAATGTAATTGGGTATCGGTGTATATCTGGAGTGCAAAGCATCCATATATTACCATCTTCTCCTACTCCGGCCATGCCAGCAGTCTTGCCGTCAGGCACTGTGAAATACACGTAGGATGGGTTTGAAGACATCAGAGAAGGAAGGAGCATAGGATCTATCCCATGACCCTCTTCGACCTCTCTGCGGTCATCTGGACGGAGATTAGAGGCTACCTCTGTAGCAGCCTCCAGTGTAATTGGGTGTATGTATTTAGCCACGTTTATAATATTTGGGTGAGTAATCACCTTCCCAAGACAACGCACGTAAAGTCGCTGGTGCGGGATGTGATGATTTTAACGTAACATCTACGTTTGTGTTCTTTTCATATACAGGAATTGTTTTGATAAACTCTTCTAGATATGGTGCATCAGAAGCGTTGTATTCATCAAGCTCAGTTGACTCGTATATTTCAGTATAATCATTCTTACCTATACGTTCAAGAGTAGTTTCATATAGACCTATCTTGCCAAAGTGAAGTTTTATTCTGTGTAAAACTAATGAAGCATTAATATCTGATCTAGTACGATTGCCTTCTTGTCTAGTATAATAAAATGTAGGAAACTTAACTTCATATGGATAAATATATCCTATAGTTAATGTAGCACTAGACCAATCTCCGGGTACTGTGAAGCTAGTTGTGCTTGTACTCGTAGGCTTTGCATATCTTCCAAGTCTTGCAGCGTTAGTATTTGTATCAATAACCACTAAGTCATGATTAGGTGTTGTCACACTTGGTAACCAACTGACACTACTAAAAGTTGTAAGGTTTGTAGATGCACTATAACTTCCGCCACTTATGGTAGTATAATTATCTACGTGTAATAGAAAATCAACTTCATCTTGAGTTATACTAGGATCTGATGTAGTCTGTACAATTTTAACACACTGTAAAAAATTATCAGTGTCTAAGAAAAAGTATTCATCATTAACAATAAAATGATATAGTAATGGATTATTAAATTTCCACTTAAACCATGCGGCTTGCTGTCGTTGTTCAGACACTTGGAAATATTTATAACCAAAGACTGTATCAGAGTTTGTCTTACCCATCAGTACCATAGAATTTTCTCTTGAGTTAGTCAATAAGTCAATATCTTTAGGTAATAATGTAGGAACAACTTTGCTTACTTCAACAACACTAGGTTCTCCTTCTCTTTGAGTATTAGCCATTTCCATGAATCGACTAAACTTACCGGAGTTGTCAACATAGGCTATTGTCGTACCCAGAGATATCGGGGGTATAGTTTCGTTATAGTTATATGTAGATATGCTACGTAATTTAGCTGTCTCTGGATTAAGTACTGTATCGTCAGATGCTAGTAAAAATTGTTGGTTAGTACTAAACACGACTAGACCTGTGTTAATTTCTATACCATCAAACAACTCGGATGGGAATATAGAAGCAGCAGATATATCTATAGGATCTGCCGCACCGACAGTAAGAGCTGACTCAGCAAAGAAATCAGGAGTACCAAATGTACCCGGCCTAGATGTTATTACATTTTCTCCTGATAATAGAGCTAATCTATTACGGAAAAATAGTACTTTGTTTATACGCTGACCTACAAACGAGGGTAATGGATTAGTTAAATCATCTCCTACTCGTCTATCTTCATACGTAAACTGCTTAACAGTAAATGTAGTCGTAGCTGTACGTTGTATAACCAGTGGCATATTAGTCAAGGACTTAGCTATACCCGGTTTAGCACACTCTGACCATGAACCAGTACCGTCTCTATTATTTTCTCCATCAAATCTTAGATAGTAGTCATCCTCTTCTGCCATTCTAGCATTAGCTATTTTGACTATATAACCATTTTTACATTGACTGGGTAAGTTTTGTACATCGTTTACAGACGCTTGAAAGCATCGCATTAAATCTTCTTCAACGACCTCTACACTAAATGGATTACTGCTAGATAAATATATACCCGGTCCTATAACTTTACCAGTCACACCACTAGGTAATTCAGCAATAATACCACCAAGAATAGTATCAGTGGTTACAGCTGTATCAGCATCAAAAGGTGTAGGGGCTGGTCTTACAAGACCATCTCCATTAGACGAAACTGTAGCATTAACTTCAGTGGCTTCGTGATCTTCTACAACTATTGTATAGTTAAAACTCTCCATACTTACAGTAGCGGTATCACCTGTAGTCCAACCTTCACCACCATGTAGTAGCACAACTTCTCTGTTATAGCTACATCTGTAGTTATTACCACCCGGTCCATTACTGCTAGCACTATAGTTAGGGCTAACACCCTGCTGACCTAGAGTATTGAGTCTAAATATTAAGTTTTTCTTACTACCAGAGTTTACACTAAATACTTGTGTACCTATACCGGGACAATCTCCAGATCCATCAGTTTCATCAAGATTATCACTTTGTATTTTAATACGTGTAGCTCGATTTAATGTAGTAACAGTTGTACCGTTGTTTATATTAAGTCCATACTGCCTACCATTTTCTGTACGTAAGAGTTCTATGAACCCGAAGTGAGCATCTGGTGTAGCATCTGTAGTTCCCGTTGTCCCAACGAGAGTGTTAGCATTAGTAGTATCACGACTGGTAACAAAAGTTGTGTCATTGATTGTAAGTGTTTGTATATTTTCTGGTGTACTTGTAGCTAAATAGTTTTGGATAGCTGTTTGCCCACCTGTTCCGTAGGCTGTAGTCATCTGTTGTCCATCACTACAACGCCATACACGCACCTGACCATCAGCTGCTATCTGTCCTATATATGATCCTTCTGTCTCATCACGAAAGTAATGAAACCACGAACCACCACTCTGTACATTAGCTAGGGGAGTTGTGCCTACTCTTTTAGCACCCGGTCTTTTAAATAGACCCTTGGTTATGTCTGGTATTGCGTTTGTTACCTCTGTTACCTGACCGGGAAATTTAAGCTGGTCAGGCTGTTCTGACATTCCTAGTGAGTATTGAGGGATAGTTTGTGTTATGCTTGCCATTATCGTCTAAGGTTTCTCCAAGGTTGATAGGTTTGGTATGCAGAATTATCTTCAAATCCAAACATACTATGGTCTCCCTGATTACATTCATACTCCATAAGAGCAGCTCTTGATAAAGCTTCTTGCTGAGCTAGTAATTTAACAAGGTTAGGGTTAGATACTAATTTTGTAGCAGCTACTCTAGATGCTCTGTAAACTATGTATCGTCTGAATATAATAGGTAAGTCTTCAAAATTGTATAATCTAACAACATCAAGATCTATACTATCTACGTCTGCAAACTCATCAGTATGATCTATTTTGTCATATAAAAAACCATTACGACGTACGAAGTCATAAGGTCTGCGAGCCTGATTATCATGCAAGTCCATAGATAATATATCATTACCTATTGCTATTTTATGAGTCACAGAATCAGGTGTATACTTTATATGCTTCTCTGTGT